ATGCTGTAGCGGCTGAGCCGAACCATCTGAAAAATGATGCTGAAGACTTAGGCGCAGCTGTTGTTAAACCAACAGATAGCAATCCTGACGCAACTAAAAAATCAAAACAGGTTTCTGGCGATGCCCAACAAAAATCACAAGGTGCTGCTGACCCAATGCCAACATTGACTGGTCACAATACTAAGTTGGAAAACGCTGAAGCTGAAGAAGGTTCGGAAGAAATCAAGGAAGGCGAAATGCCGAAAGCTGCTCTTGACGCTCTTAAAAAACATCAAGGTAAGAAAGACGATTCAAAAGAAGAAGAAACTGAAGTCAAGTCTGATAAAAAAGACGAGAAAGAAAGTTATTCTATGAAGAAGGCTTCTTACAAAATGAATAAAGAAGAGACTCAAGAACATGTTAACGCTTTAATCGCCGGACAAGATGACTTATCCGAAGAATTTAAGGAAAAAGCTGCAACCGTATTTGAATCAGCGGTAAACTCTAAAGTAAAAGAGATTGCTGAATCAATGGAAGCAGATGTTAAAGAAACATACGAGCAAGATGTTGCAAAGCATAAAGAAGAACTGACAGAAAAAGTTGACAGTTACCTAGCATATGTCGTTGAAGAGTGGATGAAAGAAAACGAAATCGCTCTTGAAAGAGGTATCAAAGGTGAAATCGCTGAAGACTTTATCACAGGTCTTAAAAAACTTTTTGCAGAGCACTACATTGATGTTCCAGATGAAAGATACAATGTGCTTGAAGACCAAGCAGCTAAAATTGAATCTTTAGAAAAGAAACTCAATGAACAAATTGAAAAAAATGTTGAATTAAACAAGGACAATGCAGTAAAGACAAGAAAAGAAATCATGTCTGAAGTTGCAAGTGACTTGGCTGATACAGCAAAAGAAAAATTTGTTAAACTTGCCGAAGAAATTGAATGGTCTGACGCAGACTCTTTCAAAACTAAGTGTGCTACTATTAAAGAATCATACTTTGGTATTAAGGAAGAAGTTAAAGACTCACTACATGATGTGGCGGCTGAAGGTGAAGCTTCTAACGAAGATTTATCTAAAGCAATGGCTGCTTACACTGCCGCTATAAGCAAAACAAAAGATATTAAAATATCTTAGTATAACCGGACAAAGGGAGAAAATTAAAATGTACTTATCCGAAACACACGAAAAAAAATGGCAGCCTGTGTTAGAACACCCTGATTTACCAGAAATCAAGGATTCTTACAGACGAGCCGTTACATCAGTTATCTTGGAAAACCAAGAGAGAGCTGCTAAAGAAGACCAGGCTTTTATTTCAGAAGCTGCGCCTACAAACGCAACTGGTTCAAACGTTTCTAACTGGGACCCAATCCTAATTAGTCTTGTTAGAAGAGCTATGCCAAACCTTATCGCTTACGATATCGCAGGCGTACAACCAATGACAGGTCCAACAGGACTTATCTTTGCAATGAGAAGTAGATACACTAATCAAACTGGTAACGAAGCTATGTTTGATGAAGCTGATACAGACTTCTCTGGAAGAAATGCCGCTGGTTCAGCTGTTGATGGTTATTCATCTACTGCTAACTCTGGTACTAATCCAGGTGCTCTAAACGACTCACCATCTGCTGGTACTTACACAACTGGTACAGCAATGACTACAGCAGCTGCTGAAGCATTAGGTGACGCAGACGGAAACGCTTTTGCTGAAATGGCATTCTCAATCGAGAAATCGACTGTTACTGCTAAATCAAGAGCGTTAAAAGCAGAGTACACAATGGAACTTGCTCAAGACTTAAAAGCAATCCATGGTTTAGACGCTGAAACTGAACTTGCAAATATCTTATCTGCTGAAATCCTTGCGGAAATCAACAGAGAAGTTGTAAGAACAGTTTACACAAACGCAGAGAAAGGTGCTGCTACAAACACAACTACAGCAGGTATCTTTGATTTAGATACAGACTCAAACGGAAGATGGTCTGTTGAAAGATTCAAAGGACTTATGTTCCAACTTGAAAGAGATGCTAACAGAATTGCACAAAGAACAAGAAGAGGAAAAGGTAACATGATTATCTGTTCAGCTGATGTTGCTAGTGCGCTTCAAATGGCT